ATGGCTCCTTGGGCTCCAGTAAGCCTTGTCCGGTGTGTCACGAAGCTCTTAAGGTTTCTAATATTAGAACCGTCTATTATATAGACGGAAATAGCGTAGCAAGACAGGATATTAGTTAATTATGAATAAGTATATTTTACAGCAATACAACGATCAATATGGACGGTGGGACGATCATTTCACTTTTTATGAATTAGAACGGCTAGATGATATTTTGAAGTCGCATAGAGCAAATGAGTGGCGTGGCTATAGAGTAGTTCAAATAGTGGTACAGAAATAAATGAAAGTAATTTTTTTAGATTTCGATGGAGTTCTCAATTCTGCAGCATCTTTTATGCTGGAAAGCCGCATTCGAAAGGAACATCCCATGGCCGACGATCTTCCACCGGTTAATGAAACGCTTTGCAGGGTCTGTACGTCCAATTTTAGACATATTTTGGATGAAGTGCCGGATGCAAAGATCGTAATCTCCAGCACTTGGAGACAATTGTTTGATTTGGACTGGCTCAAGGCAAAGTTATCAGAATACGGTATTGATTCCACTCGTGTGATTGACGTAACGCCGTCTTTGCGCGTTCGCATGAGCCAGTACGCCGAGCGCGGAGAGGAAATTAAGGCATGGATGGATGCACACCCAGAAGTAACTAACTATGTGATTTTAGATGACAATTATATTGGCCCTCCATATCAAGAGAATCACATTGAAGCTGGCCCTAACTTTGTAAAGAGTACCTGGAACGTAGGTCTAACCTTGACTTTAGCGGTTGAAGCTGTTAAAATTCTTGATGGGAAGGACAGAAGTATGCGGTTGGGATTGGAATAAAGTGAAGAAAAGCCAAGTAGTTGATGAAATTGTTAGTGTTATTAAAGATACAATTTTATTGTCAGAAAAAGATATGGCAACCGCTATTCTACATAAACTAGAAAAATTGGGAATGAAAGCGCCTAATAGATTTAAATGTGACTGCAATATCTGTAGAGATTGTAGTTGGGAGGATGAAAATGCTTGATTTAGAAAAAGCCAGACAGGAATTAAGTGAAAAGAATCTGGACCAGATTCAAAAAGAAACGGCAATCACCTGGGCCTCCAGAGCCGGGGTTAGTTTTCAGAACTGTCTAGCCGCAGAAGATTTGCTTAAGGCGGTCACATGCTTCTCCATTGGTCAGGAATATTTTCACGAAGCATTAGAGCATGCGGCTCTTGTAGAAGGCGAAGACGTGCTATCGGCCCTTAAACAAGAATTGATGCCTTATCAAGAAAAGGCTGCTGAGTATATAGATAATACTTTTAAGAAAGAAAGCGCTGTTTGAAAGATAGAAAAATCTTTAAAGGAGAAATAATGAAGAAGAAACAGAAAAAGAGTAAAGTATCTACACATGCCAAAGTTCTTGGATTTTATGTAGCGCTGGGTTTTGGTGTTCTCATTTATACATTGTTGCCAGTTAAGCCTCACTATAAGGTCGGACAATGCTACGCACACTTTTACAAGGCCACCGAGTCTTGGGAAAAAGATCAATACTCTATCTACAGGATTTTGGCGATTGGTAAGACGAATTATCAAACACAGCTTTGTCTGTTTAAGGGCGAATGTGCAAAGCCATTTGATTCCTCAAAGATCAGTTTTACAGAGGGATTCGGAGAGTTTGAACGATATAATAATAAATCAGTTTCTTGTCCCACTAATTAAGGAGAAAGTATGAAGTACGCAGAAGCACTGAATCACGTTAACGCGTTTTTACACGCACCCTACCACGCAGCGGTTGCTGCTTTGGTATTCCTATCCGTTCTTTGGTATGTCATTTATCGTCAATATGATAATGATGCCCCAAAGAAGGCGAAGCGTGAGCCTAAGCCTTCCAAGGCGCGAAAGAGTTCACGAAAAGGAAAATCCAAGAAATCGAGGCGGTAAATGAAACGCTCCGAAATGCTACGTATTATATGGGAGGCAATCAACGAATTGGAAGATGCCGACCATATCTTGAAGCGCATTGAGGATGCAGGAATGTTGCCGCCTGACAACGAAGAAGGATACGAACACGGATTGAATAATCATAAATGGGAACCAGAAAATGAGTAAGACCATACCATTATCTCAAGGTTACGAAGCAACTGTAGATGATGAAGATTTTGAATATTTAAATCAATTTAAATGGAATGTCAGAATTGTTTATGGTACGCAATATGCTAAGAGAAATATAACAACCGCAATAGGCAAGAAAACTACAGTAAATATGCATCGAGAAATTATGAAGGCTCCAAAGAATTTTATGATAGACCATGTCAACGGTAATGGATTGGACAATAGAAAAGAAAATCTTAGAATATCTACTAGATCTCAAAATTTAATGAATTCCAAAAAACCCAGTAACGGAAAAACATCGCAGTACAAAGGAGTTTGTTTAAATAAACAAACTTCAAATCATAAAAAGTGTTGGAGAGCAGAAATTAAGTTAAATAAAAAATCTATTTTCTTAGGTTATTTTTATAGTGAAAAGGAGGCTGCTTTGGCATACAATAATGCTGCCAAGATGTATTTTGGTGCATTTGCTAAAATAAATGAGATTTAAATGAAGCAATTAATTTTAGTTGTAGGGCCTCCAGGGGCCGGGAAAAGCAGTTTAGCAAAAGAATACGTAAATAAAAAATATGTTCGTATTAGCCAAGACGTTGATGGAAGAGAACACCTGCACAAATTTGATATGGCCATTTTAGATAATAAGGATGTTTTTGTAGATCGTCTTAATTTCACTAAGCAACAGCGTTCCCGATATCTTGATTTGGCCAAGAAAAATGGCTATACCACCAAAATTATCGTACTACATGAATCCCATGAAACCTGTCTAAACCGTTGCCTTGCTCGACAAGGCCATGAAACCATTAAAGATGAAACTGCAGCTAAGAGCGCACTCAATATGTTCTTTTCCAAATATGAACGCGTTCAGGACGATGAGGCTGATTCTGTAGAACGTAGGTGGCCAGAAGGCCCAAAGATCCCGGCTGTTTATTCTGACTTGGACGGAACTCTATGCGACGTTGCCCATCGGCGCCATTTCGTTCGAAGACCGCAAGGCGAACGAAAGGATTGGAATGGATTTTTCCAAGCCATGTCGGAAGACCCAGTTAATCAGCCGGTAATGCAAGTTTTAAAGAAATTGAGCCCTACTTATCAGATCGTGTACTGTTCGGGACGCCCTGACAATTATAGACAAGCGACACTAGATTGGCTTGAGAAGAATGAAGCCCCACAGGGTCCGTTGTTTATGCGTTTGCGCAACGATCAAAGGCCCGATAACGTCGTGAAGGAGAATCTGCTTGATTTCGAAGTGCTAACTCGCTATGATTTGTTTTTTTGCTTAGACGATCGCGATCAAGTTATCAAGATGCTTAGAGGCAGAGGGTTTACGGTTTTCCAAGTTGCGTATGGAGATTTTTAAATATGTTTGAATATCTGCCGAAGTGGGAGCGAGCTGCTAAAAAAGAAGAAACTCTTGCGCCAAAACAAGAAGAGACACAAGACGGCAGTCTTTTTAAGGTTCCTCTTACCACTATTATAAAAGTAGAAAAATGTCCTAATTCTGATCGTTTAGATTTAGTCCATGTATACGGATTTCAGGTCGTTACGCAGCGAGATAGGTATAAGGTCGATGACAAGGTAATCTATATTCCGATCGATTCTATCCTCCCCAATTGGCTAGAGTCGCAAATTTTCCCCGAAGGCAGTAAAATTACTATTAAAAAAAGTCGCGTGCGCCAGATTCGTATTCGTAAAGTGGCCTCTCAGGGAATGGTCATTGATCCTGTAGATGTAATCTCTAAGGTTAATCCAGAATATTTAGTTTTAGAACAGGACTTGTCAACTATTTTGGGTGTTACTAAGTACGAACCTCAATGGAGTGGCAAAACTGGTACTAAGCAGCAAACTCCACGTAATAAGCCCAAGGAGAACCCTCGTTTTCATAAATACGGCGGTATCGACAATATTAAGTGGTATCCGACTTTTTTTGACGAAAAAGAGGTTGTCATTCAGGAAAAGGTCCATGGCTCGAATTGCCGTGCCTCTTACGCACGCTCCGTGCCAAATACCCTTTGGAAGAAGCTCCTCAAGCTAATTGGTCGCCTTCCGGCATACGAATATTGCTATGGAAGCAATAATGTCCAATTACAGCATCGTCCTGGAAATACCGGATTTTACGGTAGAGATGTATATAAGGACGTTCTAGACAAGGTTGATGCCTTTAGCAAGCTTAAACCTGGAGAAACCATCTACGGCGAACTCATTGGACCTGGTATTCAGAAAGGTTATGGATACGGGCATAATTCCCATCATTTCGTTCTTTTTGATGTCAAGGTTGAAAAAGAAGATGGTTCTCAGGAATATCTAGACCCTGAGAAGGCAGAGGCATACGCCCAAGAGCGCGGATTTGACTTCGTACCCGTTCTATATAGGGGTGTTTTTAATGCAGAACTGGCCAAGACGCTCTCCATTGGACCTAGCGTCTACTGTCCTACCGAAAAAGTTAGAGAGGGCATCGTAATTAAGGCTAGAACCGAATATTCAAACGCGTCAAGCAAGAAGGCGCTTAAGCTGATCTCTGAAGCGTATTTAGATGATTTTTCGAATACGGACAATCATTGATATGGAAATACGTAAAGGATTAAAATTAATAATTGCAGGTTCTCGTGATATATGGTTAAAACACGACGAACTATTTGAAATCATTGATAAGTTTGGTATCTTATATGAAATCGATGAAATTGTTTCAGGATGTGCATCTGGTATCGATTCTAGCGCCATAGAATTTGCCGTTCGCTATAAAATACCTTTGAAACGTTTTGAGGCCAATTGGGATAAATATGGAAAACTTGCTGGGCCACGTAGGAATCTTGAAATGGCCACCTATGCCGATGCTCTCCTATTGATTTGGGATGGCCGATCTCGGGGTAGTCTCAATATTAGAACTAGAATGAAGGGTATGGGAAAACAAATTTTTGAAGTTGTCAAGGAGTAATGTAATGTGTCAAATATGCATAAATATTGAAAATGGCCGTCTTACCGCAGAAGAAGCCCTTAGAGCTGCTAGGGAAATGGTTCTTACCACAGAGGACGAATACAGCGAAGAAATGGAGCACTATTTAGATGTATTTGCCAAGCTTGAGGAAGAGGATGAAAAAAAGAATCCATAATAATAAGCAAAACGTTTTACAAAGTATATTTTTAGCTGTAGTATGGAGTGGTGTACTTTTGTTAATGTTACTTAATTTAGCTAATAAATAATGAATATTTTACGATTTCCTAATCCCTTTCTTACAACGGCCACCTACGAGGTCACCGTTTTTGGGGAAGAACTTAAAGTTCTATTAGATTCCATGTATGAATCTATGAAATCCAGCAAGGGCATTGGGCTTGCCGCTAACCAGGTCGGACTGCTACACAAAGCTCTCGTCATGGACGGTCCCAATGGTAGATTGGATATCGTTAATCCTGTTATCGTTAACAAGTCGATCAAGCCAGCCAATACAAAAGAGGGTTGTCTGAGTTTCCCAGGTGAATTTGTGATTGTTCCTTCCAGAGTGGAATGGGTTCAGGTACAATATAAGAACGAGAAAGGCGAAGAGAAAAACGTCATTCTAAAAGGATTGCATGCGGTTTGCTTGCAACATGAAATCGATCATTTGAATGGTAAAATATTCATGTCCGATAAAAGTATTCCAAAGTATGAGCGTAAACGATTGGCCAAAAAATGGGGAATCAAATGAAAGTTCTGTTCCTAGATTTCGACGGTGTCTTGAATCTTTATCCTAATCCTTCTAGAAATGGAAGTTTTGATAGGAACGCATGTATTAATCTAGAGATGCTTTTAAATCGACTTCCAGATTTGAAAATCGTAGTATCTAGTTCTTGGCGTACTTATGGGTTGGATGCGGTAAGAGATGTTCTAAAGTCAAATGGCATTGATCCACGCAGAGTCATCGATGTTACAGGCCATGAGGAAAGCAAGGATGATCGAGACCATAGAGGTTTTCAGGTAGAGTGTTGGCTTAAAAAGCACCCTAAGGTGAAATCATTTGCGATTGTTGATGATAATAGGGATTTCAAGCCATTGCATGATAAACTTGTTCAAACCAATAAGACTGTCGGTTTAACTCAGGCCAATGTAGAGAAATTGATGGATATTTTATCTAAACAGGAGAATGTATGAAAATCAATCTAAGTTGTGAAGAGTACAAGCCCACCACCAAGAGTGGACAAAAAGAAAAGTGTCACTGTAAGTATCTGAACAGAAATTTCAATAGGAACATGAAGATTTATAATATGTTCATGAAAACGGTTGAGAAGCCTTCTAAAAAGAAGTAATGAGTCGAACGTATCGAAAAGGTGGCAAAGGCCCGGGTTATGAATACTGGAGCAAACGAGCCGGGAATAAGGACTGCCCTCTGCCTGGAAAGTTTTCTAAGAATAGAACGCACCGTTTAGAAAGAATAGAAAACAAGAAAACAGTAAAAAAGGAATCGGATGATGTTTAAGAAGTTAAGAGCAAAAATTGCGCTTTACTTTTGTCCTCCTAAAAAGGGAGATGCTTTTTATGGAGATGCCCTAGATTTTATGTGTGAAAGCTCATCTGAACGAATTTTTTATCAAATGACGGATAGGTACGGACAAACCCTTTGGCATTTCGTGCCAGGCAATAATACGTATAGATTTGTAATAATTAATGATATGACGCCCTATTACGTTTGTGACGTCGAGATTTTGGCATCTAGCAGAGAAAATCCATACAAGAAAACCTGGCTAAAGCGCACGCGCGAGCGAAGAATATGGAAGAAGGATTTTCACCGTTTAGTTGTCGAAGGCAGAATGGTAAAAACTACTTCTCAGTCGATGTTTAATTAATGGGCTCGAACGATAACTTAAAGACCGCCAAGCGAGTTCGCGATGCCGAGGACATGTCCTTTGATGGCTGCCAGGATAAAAGTGTCCGAAAGGCAAAGAAGAAAGAAAGGCAGCGTGGACGCTCAATTGCTAGAAAAGAACTGGACGAGGTTGGCTCATACCGTAAACGCGGTAAGCTTAAGTAGCTCTCTGTTTTCTTGCCTTAAGATAACGTTTCACTCGGTATAGCCTAGCTTTATCATTGTAAATTCCAGCCAAACATTCGTAGTTCAACCAGGTTATATAAAGAGGCCCCAAATCTATTAATTTACAGAAACAATTAGATTCATGGATTCCAAATGACCACGTCCCCATAGCTAGACCAAATTCTAATCTGTGGATTCTCATTTACCAGTACTGCCCCAGCCGCCAGTCCCGCGCCCAGTTTCATCTAAAGAATTTGCTTCATGAAAAAATACATGTATTACAGGGCATATAACCCCCTGAGCAATACGATCGCCTTTTCGTATGATAATGGGAGCGTCGTTGCCATCATGCCAACTTCTAGTGCCCGAATGCCACATAAGTACTTGTATTTCCCCACGAAAATCACTGTCGACGGTCCCAATTGAATTAGCGATTCTTAATTTAGTTTTTAAAGATAGGCCTGAGCGTGGGCGAATCTGTAATTCGTATCCTGACGGAACGGACATTGACAGGCCAGTTCTAATTAGTTTAGTATCTCCGGCTTCCAATGTTACGTCTTCTATGGCCACGAAATCAAATCCACTGGCGCCAGAAGTGGCATAACTAGGCGTAATTGCATCGGGATGTACTTTTTTAAACGTTATATTCATAGTTTCTCCTATTCTTATGTGACTACATTTTGTATCAATTGTCAAGAACAAACTTAACCAATTAATACTGTTCATCATTTTTATGTGATACTAATACGATTAGCATGATATAAACAGGATACCTAACACATGAATCTTAAAGGAGAACCTCTTTTCCGGAGATCCGATGGCTGAGACTCGTAAATCTATAGTATTTCAAGCACGTTTTGACATGTCTGAATTGCCCCAGGCCGTAAAAAGCATGCAAAGGCAAATGGAGCAAATGAATACGGGTACGCGCATGGCTCAGCAGGGCATGGGCGGAGTTATACCCAAGCCAGATGATATTCAGAAAAGTAAAACTGCCTTAATGCAGTTCATTCGAGAACAGGCGCAGCAACAAGAACGGCTCCTTGGTCTTATCAATAAACAGGCTGACAAAGTTAGCATGCTAAGTAACATTGATAAAAATTCCTTGAAAGATGAAAAAGAAAAAGAAAACGTAATTAATAGACAAATTCGTGCCAAAGAAAGACTTTTGGGCTTAGAAAGTGCATATGATTCTAGACAGAAAGTTTTAGGTCAAGCATTAGACGTCTCCGGAGGAGGACAATTAGGTGGAGGCAAAACCGTCAACGAATTGCTTTCTGGAGCCGCTAAACGATTTGTCATGCCCGCAGTTGTCTCTGCAATAGTTGGCGCTACAGCTAAAGCTATAACTCAATATGCGGCATTACCAAGAGAGATAATGACCGCCACGGGCGCGGCAACGCAAGGGCTGATTGGTACCCCATTACAAAATGTACAAACAGATTTAATTAAAACAATGGCTTTTAAAAAGGAATGGGGAGAATCCTTATCGTTGGCCTCTCAAGAAAGAGAAAGAGCGAACTTTTTAGGAGCAGCCCGTCTATTTTCTGCAAAAGGATTGGTGGGTCGGTTTGGTAGTGACTTATCGGGTATAATGGATTTTATTTCTCCTGGGACTGGTTCTGCAACCGTGGGACGCCTAGTAAATCCTTATGAGCAGGGATATCAAGCTGAACAAACTCAAATGCAAGCCCAACGTGCACAAGAGGTTTATGCCGCTAAACTACAAAGCGATCCAGCAAAAATGGCAGCTATTAATAAGTTCTCTCAAAATTACATGAGAGATTTGGCAGCTCAGCGGGCGATGGGCTTGTCAGATGATCAGTATTACGGTCGTGGTGGTTTTCAAGAAAGATTTAACAAAGGTGGATTTAACGAAGAGCTAGGTCTCGGTATGGCCGGACAAATTCAATCTGCCGGTGGCTCTACTAGAGGGGCAGCAGGACTATCTCTCCTCGGCTTGCAGGCACAAAGAGGCCTTGATCTAACTAATGCGGGGAGTATTTTAGGAAAGATAAGTGGTACAGCCGGCGGAGCAGGAGCTTCAGAACAAATATTTAGAAAATTAATGGAAGAATCTGTTAGGGCGGGATTAGATAAGAGTGAATTTAGAGAAGAACAAAGACGTTTTACAGATGCGGCCTCTGACATTTTGGCAGGTACGGGTGTAAAAACTGCGGCCGATGCCGCCATGGTATTGTCTGGGTTTACTAAATTTTTAGGCGGAGAATCCACTGTTCGTGGAATTCAAGGTGCAGTAGGAGCCTTTGAGCAAGTACAAGGTCTTACTTCTCAAACCAGTGGTCGTGGCGGAGCCATGCAAATGGCTAGTTTTATGAGAAATCCTAGGTTACGTAGATTAGGCGCCGCTGGATACGGAGAACTAATGAGAATGCCTGAAAAGGATATGGTTGCTTCTAATGAGGATATTATAGGAGCAGCAGCAGAAATTGGTATGGCACCAGAAAAGTTAGCAACAACTCTTAAGCAAATGAAAAGAAATGATATGTTGTTGACCTTAGGTCTTGATCCAATGGAAATAAAGGAGTTTGCAGATTCTGAAGAAGGAAAAGCCTTTAGGGCAAGCGGTGGAAGATCCACTGGAATGTTGAGCAGGAAGCATTTGGCCGTATGGAGAAAAATTCAAAAACAAACTCAATTTGGAACAGACTATAATGGCCCACAGGAGCAGGCAGCCTTAAATTTAGGTATTTTAGGTGGGGAGGGCGGACCTTCAACCGGTCTAGGGGCTATTCCAGGGGCCTCTAGAAGGGCTGATATTACTGTAGCTGCATCTGGACAAGTAGCTCAAGAGTTTCTAGAAAACTTTAGAGAATTTAGCAAAGCCATTACCCCCTCTACAGAAGCAGTTGCTGATTGGACAAAACAATTGATAATGTCTGCTACGGTGTTGCGATACACCGCCGCTGGGAATCAAGCTGCAGCTTTGAAAGCCTTATCTGAAGCTAATGCTAAAAATGCTACTAATGGTGGCCAACCACAGGTAACCACTCCTTCTTCTGAGTAATATGTATGTCTAACACTAAAGCGTACACATATTATATAGGACCACAGTCTAATCCACAAGAGTCTGCTAGTCCCACAGTTTCTGGTTCCTTGTCTGGCGCCGCTGCAGGCGCCGCCATCGGAGTAGGTTCTAGAGAAATTGGATTAATCAGTCAAACCAGTCCCACGTGGGTTCTTACTTTTGTTCGTTGGCAATATCGTGATACCTTACGCACCCCTACTTCTGCACCATCCTCAGTACGCGATCCATTAATAGTTCAAAGTGATTGCATAAGCGTTACCACTACCTTTAATAAAAATACGTTAACCCATAATATGACCGCATTGTTGCTAGAAACAGATACTAATTATGCAGACGCTATACATCCGGGTGATTTTGTTTTTGTTAACATTTTAAATTGGGAATCAGACGCTGAGGATGTAGCAATTAAAGCTTCCAAACAGCTTCCCATCAATGAACAAGATGATGGTTTTAAGGGATTTTATAAGATTCAAGGTGTTAGAAAACTTGCCATAGTAGATCCACAAACTGGTATAAAAACTGTCGCTATAAAAATAGATGGTTTTGCATTTACAGAATTTAATAATACTATTTATTTTAATCCCAATCTAATATTGCCCAAATTATTGGGCAATCAAGCACTTTTCATTAATAATATATCAGCAGCGTGGTCTCAGCTGATTAGTATGGCAGGAAAACCATATCTTCAAGAAATTCTTGCTTTTTTGATTCAAAGTTTAATAGGTTCTGGGGTTAACCCACAAGCACAACAGGCTAACGGTTTAGTTGTTAGTCCTAATATACATTTCCAAATGCCAATTTTGGTTAGTAGACTTTTAGGATTGACTGTTAATCCTACTATTCCTGCGTTGAATGCCACCAGTTCTGCTACTATAGCGGCAAAAGATGTTTATAAATATTTATTTGGTATTCAACAATATTCCAGCGGGGCAAATCAAAAACTGCAAACTGGAATGAATCCTTCTAATTTAGAAAAATCTCAAAGATATCCTAATTTTCATTATACTACTCAGCCGTGTCCAGGAAATACTATTCTCAAGCCAGAATATTGGAATCAAGTAACATTGTGGTCTATTTTAAATCAATACACTAATGCTCCAATAAATGAATTGTTTAGTTCTCTAAAAATAGACCACGATACTGGTAGGGTATTGCCCACTATTGTATTTAGACAGATTCCCTTTACTTCCGAAGATTTTGCTTCCCAAATTCTTGGTGTAGGATTTAATGGTAGTGAGATAAAGTCAAGCACAGGTTCCATTCCTAGTGGTTCATTTCCAGTAACCCAATTTTTAACATTGCCGAGATGGAAGATAGGTTCTGAATCAGTTTTTAATACCGATCTTGGTACCGATGAAGCTGCACGAGTAAATTTTGTGCAGTATTACGCAAAGTCCACATTTGACAAACAGGGCACTGATATTTCTAATGAAACTGCAAGTGGAAATTATATTTTTGATCAAAAAGATGTTAATAGGAGCGGCTTACGTCCTATTGTAGTTCAAAATCAATTTGAAGATCTTCCTATTAATACAACAAAATATGCCAAAATATGGGCATATATTTATGGAGACGCCGTTATAGGCGGTCACCTAAAGATTAATGGTACGATAGAAAGTATAGGAATAGTAGAACCAATTGCTATCGGGGATAATTTAGAATTTGATAATACTGTTTTTCATATTGAGCAGATAACGCATAATGCGTCTATCAATAGAAGCAATGGAATGAAGACTTTTAGAACCACACTAAGTCTTAGCCATGGTGTAAACGTGAACAGTAGTGCGGTTGGTACAGTATACAGTCAAATGAATTATCCAGATGCATACCAGGATAGGGCCGTTGATTATCAAAATGAACAGATTTTACCAGGTGTTTCAGACAGTCAGGATACTACTAACAGGCCCAATAATGTTGATCAGCCACATTTACAAGATGTAGCATTCCCGCAACCCAATACAATCCCTAATAGAAATGGAGGCGGAAATAATAATGGATAATTTTTTACAGAATGGCGCAGTATTGCCACATGGATTGATAGGAGTAAACCAACAATCGGCAATGGCTGGATTCAATAAGAGTTATAGAAACACACAGCTAAGAATGGGCATAGTGATTTCTGCTTATGCAATTTCCGACACAAACAATGTCACCAAACTCACTACTGAATATGACGTCTTAGTCTTTGAACAAAATGAAAATCGTGGTTCTAGTATAATGACCTATAAAAACTGCATAGTAGCAGAGGGTGTGGGTTCTATTCCAGATTTTTTTGAAAAAACGTTGCGCGTGAGGGCGGGATCTCCGACCCCAATAAACACGTCTGGTCAGAATGGTGCGATAGTATTGATTCAATGTCTAGATGGTATGTCTGATAAAGCCATTATTATTGGGGCAATTACTCATCCAGATAGGGCTACTACTTTAGTAAATACTCAACCATATTTGCAGGGCGAATATAATGGACTAAATGTTACGATTGATAATGATGGTAGTGCAACGCTCACCTTTAAGGGGGCCACGGATAACAATGGTAAACAGGTAGATAGTTCACAGGGAAATACCGTAGTTCAGATAAAAACCGACGGTTCCTTTCAAATTAATCATTCTACCATTACCTTCACGCTTGATAAAAGTGGGGTGGCTACATTGACTACTAAGGGAGATGTTAATGTCAATTCGTCTGGCAAAGTAGCGATTAGTTCTACCGGTGATACAGATCTTACTGTTGGTGGAGACTGTAAGGCAACGGTATCTGGAAAATTGGTTGCTACTGCATCAGAGATTGATTTGAATGGGGATGCCGGAATGGTTGTCACCACAGTGACGAGTCCCCTAATCGATCTGATCTATGGAACTTTACAGCCTGGGGTTCCTACCGTAAAGGCCGGATAGTGATATGAAAATAATAAAAACATATTATGATAAAGAAAAGGGTTATACGTTAGTCGAATATGTATGTTCTAACTGTAAAGAACATAAAATTATTAGAAAGGAAAAGCTTAAAAAGAAAAAATATGATTTGTGCAATAGTTGCTACAATAAATCAGATTATAGAAAGATAACGGCACAAAAAATAGTAAGCAATAGGAGAAGTTTTAAGGGTAAGAAAAATCCAAATTTTAAGGGATTAATTTCATTCACATGTCCTTGCGGTAATCCGTTTCAAGTAGAGCAATCTAGAAAAGATACGGCAAAATATTGCTCTAATGATTGTAGACATATGCACAACGTGCTTCAAAAAACAAAATTGTCAGAAAGAAATAAGATTTCTGCTGTATCTGGCAAAGACAATCCACTATATACATCAATAGAATTAGCTTGTAGATGTGGAAATAAGTTTACGGTAAATCCATATAGAATCAAAAGATCTAAAAATGTTTACTGTTCTAGAAAATGTTCTGATCGATTCAAAATAGTAATTTCTAAACATATTTTATATAAAGACATAAAGTTTCGTTCTAGTTGGGAAGTTAAATATGCTCAATACTTAGATTCTCTAGGCTATTCATGGAAATATGAGCCAGAAGCCTTTGAAACCCCAGTTGGCTATTATACCCCCGATTTTTGGGTTCAAGACATAAACAGTTATGTAGAGGTTAAGGGATTCTTTAGAGATCAAAATGCTAAAGAAAAATTTGATTATTTTGGCACTAAATACCCAATAGTGTTGGTAAATAAAGAATGGTTTAAAGCCCATTCTATAGGGATTTAAATGCCACTATCAGGAGAAATTTTAGGCGGACTGATCGCAGCAAATTTGGCCGCAGACGGAGCTATTGGACCCAAACTAACTTCTTTTTCTTTAGCCGTTGGTACTGGGATCGTAGAAGCATTGGAAGGCATAGCGTTTGTTACAACAGACGTTGGCTTTGGTCCTATTCCTGTACCGCCCAGCACTGGCACCGGTATCGGTATTATAGGGCTTATTCCATCTGCCATGGCAGCATTGGCTCTTTCTACAATGAGTAGTCGGGGCCCAAAAGCGCCCACCTTCATGTTGGCAATAATGGACGCAGTGTCTGTGTATTTAGCCACCGCTGCGACATTAAATAGCATAAATCCTTTGGTAAGCATAGGCACTGCCACCATAACACCCGGCAGTTTTGTCGTTACCGTACCAGAAATGGAAGCTACTATTTTGGCAGCACTGCAGTCGGACGGAGCAATGGGCCCGCAATTATCCAATTTGTCTTTATCTATAGCTACCGGTGTGGTAGGTGGATTGTTGACTGGAACTGGAATTTTAATAATAGCTGGTTTACCTAGCCTAGTTCCTGCTACTGGGGCAGGCACTGGAATATTAACTTAGGTTTTTATGGACTTTAGAACTATTGCAGAATTTATGTACCCATATTGGATTTTAGGCGCCCTGGTAATGATGGCTGTAGTATGCGCAGGTCAAAGGCGTCTTTTGCGTATCGAGCTTAAGCCCATTTTGAAATGGTGTTTATGTTTAATTTTAATTACAGCAATAAGACTATTTTTGCTTAATACATTCGACTATTCAGGCCTTTTTGGAAAACCCACCGGTTTGATGATGATACCTTGGGTCGCATCCTTCACGGTGTTCTGGGAGGACGCGTGTCATGGCTTACCATTAGTAATTTTAGGCAGTTTAATAGGCACTGAGCGACGATGGGCACGTGCTGTTAACAAGCTTGCCATGATCCTTGTTTCCGTGTCTTTTGGATTAGGACATCTCTACCAGGGACCTTTGGTGGCATTGATTCTATCTTTTTACGTATCATACTCCGTTAAATATGGTAAGAAATACGGTTTCGGTACTGTAATTATATGTCACACGCTTTTCGATCTGGTGACTTTTCTCTTTATCAAGTATTTTATGGGAGCATAAATCAATTGTTTTCAATGAGTTAGCGTAATCCTTTGAACACAATCTTAATAGTATGTCATCAATTGGAGACTCTTTTAATTTAGGCGTACCGCAGGCAGTGCAGTCTATCAAGAATGCAGCCGGTATTGTTGCGTCCGTTAATAACAATAAGACTAGTTATAATGCAGCCTTACCTTGGGTAACTAGTAATATAAGTAGTACTTTTTTTCAATCTATTAGTATACAACCTGAAAGATGGGATCAATTATTCCCATATAGACTGTTAGTTATTGATTCTTTAACCAATAAGGTCGTTTCAGGGCCTCAAGGCGGTGCAACTGCCGCCGTACCAACTATTGCTGTAGCTCCCGGTACGTCAAGCGCTATTGTATCGTTTACCGCATCTAGTTCCTGGATTTTCCAGTTACCAATCTCTCCTCAACAGTTAACCATTTCAGAGCAATTTGCTATTCAGACCTCCGCCACACTACGTGGTATTCTAGAGGAACACTCTGGTTCTAGATTTAAGACTATAAATGCTCAAGGCACAATGGGAGTGTGGCCCTCCAGATCTAATGTTACTCAAGGCGCACCAAGTACTCCCGGAATTCTTCAATCAGTTTTTGGTGGCACTATCTCTGCGGTTGGTGGTTTAGTTGGACAGGTATCCAACGTTATCAATACCGCTACTACTGGTGCTGCAGCGAATAAACCAGTTTCTCTAAGGCCAGAAACCTCTTTGTTTGGACAAACCAGTACTGGCTACTATCAAGCGTTAAAATTGCAACAGTTTTTAGAACAATATGTAGAAGCAAAAAGAGATCCTGCAAATTCTAGTTGGCGTTTAGTTTTTGATATTCCTAAACAGAATCAATCATATGTTGTTAGCCCAGTAACTTATGATTGGGTTCAAAACGCAAATCAACCGATGAAAATAGATTTTAGATTTCAATTGAAAGCATGGAGACGAATTCAATTAGACCAAACAACCACTCCAGCTTCTACGAATAATCAACCATTGACTGCAGGTATTTTGCAGAGAGTTTTAAATACGCTTACAGAAGCACAGCAAGCGTTAAGTGGTGCTACCAATCTAATTAGCGCAGTACGTTCTGATGTAAACAATATTTTTAATATATTTAGGCAATCCACACTTTTTGTTAAGGGATTGGCCGGTGTAGCTGCTACTACGGCAGATTTACCTACAGAGGTTGCATCGGGTTTTCAAAGTGCCATAGCCACCTCGATTAACACCTCTTCGTCCTCTATTTTGGCAAACGTAAGCGATCAGCAAACTGTAGCATCAGTTAAGGCTATTGCCAATATGTCAAATCAATCTGAGGGTTTGAGCTTATCTGCAGTTTCTAGTGGACAATTGGGCGCTTCTGCTGCTTCTTATCAATCTCTTAATCCGGTACAAAACGTACTTTCTAATCCCAATGCCAATTATCTTTTGTTTGCCCAAGTACCGGTTAGTTCACTTTCTTTATCTAATGCGCAAAATGCTACAGTACAAAATGTTCTTAATACGGCTAGCCAAACGACCATTGCACAATTAAAAGCATACAGGGCAACCGTTTTACAGCTAGCCCTTCAGTTGTCCAATAGTTTTGGCACTGGCTCTGCATATTATAACAAATTATTTGGATTACCGGCCCCCGCAGTAAGCTACGTTCCAATCACCGTAGATCAATATGAACTTTTAGATACTTTGTATGAATCGCTGGTAGCCTATGATATTTTAACAGCTTCCACTCAGATTGACGATCAATCGATAGTAGACAGCATGTCATACGTTGCTGGATTGGCAGCGACCGCCGATATAGCTTTTACAGTTCCAACTAGCAAAGTGTTAGTGCCAGTACCGTATGGATTAACAATTGAAGCAATTGCTGCTAGATATTTAGGCGATCCAGAATTGTGGCTAGAAATTGCCACCCTTAACGGACTGAGCGAACCCTATATAGATGAAATAGGATTTCAACTTCCATTGCTATCGAATGCTATCGCTAGACAGGTAGTGGTAAGTAGTGACTACGATTTATATATTGGACAAACTGTAACCCTTATCGGCGCAGGACAAACTTCTTCTTCTAGAACCATCTTAAAGATTGAGCAACTATCTACCACTAATTTCCTTTTGACTTTAGATGGACTACCCAACTTAGATAATTTCACTACAGCAATAGGCTCGTACATACAGGTATATTTGCCCGGTACCGTAAATAGTCAACAGAAGATTTTTATCCCTAGCGATTTGCCAGTTCCGACCGTGTCCAATATCATTCCGCCTTCAGCTACTTCCGGCGATGCTCTGACAGCATTAAGTAAAGTTGATTGGCTCTTATCAGATGGTGGCGATCTGGTATTAAATCAATACGGTGATTTCAGGTATTCTTCTGGAATTACTAATATAATTCAAGCTTTGCGTATTAAATTCGGAACTCAAGCAGGAACAGTGCTCACACACCCCAATTTTGGGTTAAATGTGCGCGTAGGTTCTATTAGCTCTGAAGTGCAGCTGCAACAGCTTTATAACTCTATAAATGAAATGATAATTCAAGATCCTAGATTTCAGTATGTTTCTAATTTGCAGATTACACTCAATGGACCAACACTAGGTATTAATTTAGCTGTACAATTGCCTAATAATACTGGGGTTTTCCCTGTTTCATTTGCATTAACGACGCCAACTTAGTCAATGATATAGATAACATAAGGAACCCGAATCTTTATAATATGGCAACTCCAACCCAAAATATCCCCAATATTCAGTCATATGAGCAGTATCTCAGTGATATGCTTAGCAGTTATGCGGCTGCTCTTGGAATTAATGACTTTAATACTGGCTCCATTAACACCTCGTTCTTCGAGGCGGTTGCGCTTACCGCAGCGCGCGCATCGGGTGATCTCCTTCAAACTCTTAATCTTTTTAGCGTAGATCGTGCTACCGGAGACGCCCTACAGCGCTTGGCCCTTGAATACGGTGTCAATCCGGCACAAGCTCAATCGGCTGGCGGCCTTGTCAATATTATTGACACTAGTTTTACCAAAATTTCTACTACCATTTACGCCGGAACTCCTGCACCGAATATCGGAGCTACAACTATCAATGTTAGCGACGCCTCTTTATTCCCAGCTTCTGGGAGCGTGTATTTGGGCCGTGGTACCCCTAATATTGAAGGGCCCATACCTTACTCTATCCCACCGGCAAATGTAGGCTCTTATTGGACCATCACCCTTTCTGTGGCAACTACTAAATACCACAATCTGGGTGAAAGTATCATTTTGTCGCAAGGTGGCACCCGTACTATTGCGGCCAACGTAATCGTGGTTGCCCCTGGTGTTGGTACCAGTCCCGATATCCAATACGGTGTGGTTGCTCAAGCGGTAATTCTAGATGGCGAAACCGAAGTCGATAATGTTCCAGTTACAGCCCTTCTACCCGGTTCTGCTGGCAATGTACCCGCCGATTCAATAGTAGCATTCGCATCTCCCCCATTTCCCGGAGCATCTGTAATCAATCCCCTACCCTTCACAACCGGGACAGACAACGCAACGGATCAGCAACTGCGAGTACAAATTAAAAACGCATTAGCGTCACAGGGATTGGGAACTGCAACCGCTGTTGAAGCCGCACTATTAGGTGCCACCGCCACCGAATCAAGTGGCATTATAGATAGTATTATCAGCGATTCTTTAGTGACTAATACTAATGGCAGTTGCACGGTATATATAGACAATGGTACTGGATATGAAGAAACTTCTAATGGGGTTGGCCTAGAATTTATTGTAGATAGCGCATTAGGCGGTGAACAGTTTTTCCAGTTACAAACTGGCGGAACTCAAGCGCCGGTTGCACAGGCCTATTTACAAACAGAATTAGCAGAGCCATACGATCTGATAGGTGGCGATACTTTAGCGGTAGTTGTTGGTGGAATAACGTATCAGCACGTATTTGCCAATGCAGACTTTGCTTCTCCTGGTGCCGCCACTGCCTATGAAGTATCAGCATCTATTAATGCCGACACTGCTTTGGGATTTGAAGCGAGTACCGCAGGAAATGCGACGTTTGTCATAGTACGAGGAAAACAAGAATCTGGGGAGGATGTAATTTTTACTACTATCCCCACTACAAGTGGTAGAAACGCCGCTGTTTTGATGGGATTTCCTACAAGCACAATAGAAACTTTAAGGTTGTACAAAAATGGCACCCCGCTCAGTCAAGATGGAATAACGGCTTCGGTATTTACGCAGGCACAACAATTGTGGTCCAACACAATTGCTAATGGGGATACTTTGATTTTGTCTGTAGATGGCACTGCAGCCATTACATACACTATTACAAATGCAGATTTTATTGCTACTGGTCTATATACAAGCGTAAACAATGACAATTCACTCGCTTCCTGGATACAAGTTTTTAATAATATATTGACCGGAGTCACGGCTACAATAGTTGGCGATCAAATAGAATTGACCAGCAATTTAGGTGCCAATAACAGAGCTAATGTAACCATCAGTCCACTGTCCACCCTTGTTAATAAGGGCATGTTTTCAGCCACACTTGGATTGTCTTTTCAGGGCGCAGCATCGGATTACACGTTAGACCGCAATACCGCACAGTTTGAATTAGTTGTTCCCTTAGTGAAAGGAGATCAATTATCGGCTGGAAGTGCTAAAACCGCCGCGTTTGTACAAAGTACAAATTTTTCCAGTAATAGTATCACATTAGCGTCACCAGCGCATATTTGGATTCTCGTTGATACTGCCGGACAAATCATTCATACTGGTGTTATTGCCAATACAACGATTGCAGTCTCTTTACCCTCAACCAATATCATTCGGTATACATCCGATGTCCCATCGGCATTTGACAATGTGTTGCCAGGAGATTACATTATAATATGGTCAGCTGAACTTCCGAGCAACGATCGTCTTGAAGGAAGAGTTCATGCGGTTACTTCTACTACTGTAGATGTGCTAGTTACACCTGCAGAATGGGCCGCAGCAGTAGTTACATCTGTTATCAATCTATCTAATGGTTTTGTAATTTTACGAAGCGTTCTTGCACCACAAAGATTTGAGGTTTCCGCAGGCACTCTTACCTTGGACCAAGTAGCTGCACAATTACAAACGCAAACCGATGAACTTGTTTTTTCTGTATTTTTAGAAAAATCCTTAGTAATCACTACCAACACAATAGATCCCACCGGCTCTGTTTTAATCGTTACCTCTGATACACAGGGACAATTTTTACAATTAGCTGATGGCCTTTTTGATAACAGTAAAACTTCATTGATAGCGTTTTATGATAGTCAAGAATTTACCGGCGATTTGCCTCTGTTTATACATTCAACATTTTCTATACCAGAATTTGCCAATCCGCCTGATAGTTTTATTGATAATTTAGGAACTACCATAGTGCTAGATCCTTCAGAGCCCAACAATTTGATTTGTATGCTGCATCCATATGGTGGGATAGATGATGCACAAGATTTTGGAGAATGTCCACAAATTTCCTCTCTTTCCGGCAATGCAGTATCTATAGTTCCGCCCTTAACTCCGCCAACTTTGCCAATACCAATGACTCCAGATCCGTATATGCACAGAGTAAGAACTGTGGATCGATTTTATGTTGGTAGTCCATTAGAATTTGGATACGGCGATAATTTAATAGCGGTAATCGATGGAAATGTTATTAGTCAAAGCTATACAATTCCGATGTATCGTAATGCTTTGACTAATACAACACTTGTATCAAATTCCACTAATTTTAATGCATACGACGAAGATGCTGGACCAACATCGTCATTTACTACCTATTTTAATAATTTCAATTTTGCTAACTTCAAAGTTTACATGCAGGCCAAGAAGGTTTTGAAACCTACGCCATCTCAAACTGCCATTCTTTACAGGGCTGAACAGTGGGGCTCTAGCGGCGAACAAGTTACGGTGGAATACGTTTATCCCACAGGTCCCAATCAACCAATAGGAAGTACGGAAGTCATAGGCTCTACTGTGGCGCTTAGCATCAATTTAGCCAGCGGTCCCGTGTCTTCCAATTCTATAACTTCTTCTACCAAATGGAATATCGTGGTTACCCATGGAGTGCCGAGCGCAACCATAGATCAGGTAACTTTTATTTATGCCGGTCAATATACCTTTACAGTCACAGCTGCCAATGCGACTGTGGGCGCCATATACTCTAATAATGGTCAGAATTTCTTAGTTACCACCACAATTGCTGGCGGTACGACTCTTGTTACTACTGGATTACAAGGAGCACCCTTAACTTCAGGTACTTTAACTAAAGTAAGTGGTACTGGGGATGCAACGATTACTTTTTCTTCTTTCACCTTTACTGGATTTGGAACTGCACCGGCATTGACTTTGTTGGGTGGAGAATACGCTAATATATCTACACAAACAGGGTTTAACATAGGTAATGCTGGCATTTTTAGAGTGTCTACACAAGCTGGATTTACTCCTACTGCTACAAGTTTTTCTGTGCAAGCGCCCGCTGGCCAAGCCATATCTCAGTCAGGCGTCTCTACCCTAGTAAATGGTGGTATTTTATTATATACAGCTTCGCCTACAACTGCAGCACAAGTAGCAACGTTTGTAAATGCCAATCTGGCTTCTTACGTCTCTGCTACGCTGGTAAATGACGGTGGTACGAGTGGCGCAGGTGTTATTGTATTTAGTACTTATGAAGATAGTGCATTTACCTTTAGCAATGTTCAATTGTTAGACGGGGTCAATTGGATTTTGTCTAGCAATGTGAGCGGATCTCCACAATTCGTTTTTAAATTACCTCTAAGTTTGCCAACCGATGTTGGGTACGCCTTTAATAATGGCGAGACATTACGACTAGTTCCTACCACAATGGAACAAGTTTTTCGTTTTATATCCGTACTGGCGGTTACAGGACTTAGCACCGTTGGAACTATAGAGTTGGTAGACAGGGGAACTAGGCTTGAGCTGGCCACACAAACATTGGGAAGTGCAGGCTCTATACAGATTATTGGCGGTTCTGCTAATAGTATTAGTCTTCCAGTATTGAATTCTGCTGAAATTATCAATAATGATCTAATAGAAATTTCAGTGGATAGCGTAGCTTCTCATTTTGTAACAAGCGATCAATGGTTTAGATTGCAGGCTGCCAACACACAGAAAAAAGTAACCGGTTTTGACTTTAATACCGATGTATCTGTTATTGCAAGCGATCCTACTACTGGTGAAGCTACTATCGTAATAAGCAATAGTACGTTGACTCAAAGAAATTTTGGTAGACCAAGAAATATACAAGTGCAAGGCGATACCTTTAGGGTAGAAAAGCAAGGCAGCTTAGTATGTATCAGTTGGACCGGTATTGGCCCCAATCCAATGTTTGAATCTGCTCTTAACTTTAACGATTCTAGCGGTGGAACTTTTAATGCCTCACTTATTGCTGGCACCAGCGATGTGCAATTTATTGTTGAAAGTGGCAATGTAAACTTTACCGAACTTTCTATCGGTGATTTTATTACAATTGCCAATCAGTATATATTTACGGTTACCGCTGCAAATGCAACAGCTGGTGCTATATACTCGAATAACGGTCAACTTTTTACGGTTAGTAATACGATTGTTGGTGGCACCACCTTGACAACGACTAGTACCGGAATCCCCGCGACTTCAGGTACTTTAACTAAAGTAAGTGGTACTGGGGATGCAACGATTACTTTTTCTTCTTTCGTTGCTGGCACCAATATATCTGCTAACAATGTAGGCACATTTGCAGTTACTGGAATTTCTGCTAATGGAAAAACCATACAAGTAACCAACCCTGATGCTAAAAATCAATTTTCTTCAGGCGGTTTCACATTTACAGGGAATGCTAACTCTGGAGATCAATTTGTCGTTGGGGCTACCACATTAATAGCCGGAACAAATTTTGTAATAGGAGCAACGTCCGCCGCTACGGCTGTTAATTTAGCCGCCGCTATCGGTTTATTGCCTAATTTAACAGCTTCTGCAATTGGGTCAACCGTCACTACCACCGCAACAATACCATCTTATAGTACTTCTTTATCGTATATTCCATTTAGTACTACTCAAGTAACAGTGGGAGCATTTAACGCATTGGCCTTCTTTTCTGGTAATTTCTCGGCAACTAGCGGAGTATCGGAAGGGGACACCGTTATTTTGGGACCTCCGTTTTCTCCATTGAACCAGGGACAATACAGGGTCATACGCGAATACAACAACAGTATTTGGATTCAAAATCCAGACTTTGTGGAAGAAGAAGTTAATCTTTCATACAATCCAGTAAGTCTTGGATTCAACACTACTACTGGTTTTAATGTCACCGTAGTCAATGGTTTAATGCACATAGAATGGAATGGCACCGGAACTGCCCCAACTTTAGGAAATGTTATTGCTGGCGATTTCACTACACTGGGCACTAATTTTGTATCTGCTAACCAAGGAAGTTTCATGGTGGTAGATTCTAGCGTAGCATTGCCACAAATCACAGAGTTATTCTTACCTAGTGGTGCTGTATTCGCATTGAGCGGTGCTGGAACCTATTTTACTATATACAGTGCTGGCAACGCACAAAAGTATTACGTTTGGTTCAACGTTAATAGTACTAACACTGATCCGGCACCGGGCGGATATACCTCAGGCATACAGGTAGCTATTTTGAGCGGAGATACTTCCACTAACGTAGCAAGCAAAACAGCTCTGGCATTGACTATTTCGGCATTTTCCGTTGTTTCATTGAATAATACGGTAACCATAACGACTGTCAGTGATATAGAAACCAATCCCACAGTTAATGTTAACGTACCGCCTCCATTTGAAGCTCTCACATTACAGTCCGGAACTAGGACTTTTATAGAAGTTATTAATCCGGGAGCCGTTGTGGACTCATCTGTAAGTGTAATTCCAGCTACTTTTACATTTACTGGAAATGCCAATACAGGTGATCAATTTGTTATAGGCGCAAACACGTTAGTTGCTGGAACAGATTTTGTAATCGGTGGGACTTCTACGACCACCGCTGTTAATTTAGCTGGAGCTATTAATGCTCTCCCAAATTTATTGGCCACTGCTAATGGAACAACGGTAACAGTAATATCAACAGTATTGACATATACTCCGGCATTGTCCTATGTTCCATCAAGTACCGCCGAGGTAACCGTAGGAGCTGGCTCTACTTCCGGGATTTTCTTGGGTCATAGACCACAAATGCAATTTTTCCCATACGACGCTTCTGTTCCTGGAGATTTATTCGTTGTTGCTGGTAATGTTCTTACTCTTGTTAATGCCGGGTCATATCCAATTGTTCAGGTCCTTAATGCAAATACCGCTATAGTGAAGGGAAATATGGCAAGTATTTCAAACGTAAATTTAGAAAATAATGTCAATTCCGTATATGTGGAAGAGGGTGTAGCATATTCTGGATATAAACACGTCTATATGGTTAGTGCTGAACCCGGAACTACCACGCAAAGCTTGATTGTATTTGATACTATCGCACAATATGATAAGATAAATCCTTCTGCGGGTGTAGAATTGACATCTTTAGCCAAATTGAATTTTAATACTACCTTAAAAAACGGATTAGATGCGTACAGGTACAATACGGGATTGATAGCAGAGGCTAACAGAATCGTATACGGCGATCCTAGAGATCCCATCACTTATCCTGGTGTAGGCGCTGCAGGAGCAGACATTTTTATAAAGGCTCCTTTAACGCTCCGAGTCACCATAGCTGTGGATATTAGATTGTTGACCGGTGCCCCGTTTCCTAGCATTGTACAGCAAGTACAGTCTAATGTTACTGCGCTAATCAATTCTAATCCAGTTGGAAAATCTATAGATATCTCTTCTATAGTAAGCGTTATACGCGCCATACCAGGAATTATTTCTGTGGCCATATCTAGCCCGCTCTATAGTCCCACAGATGATTTAATCCAGGTAGCCCCCAGTGAAAAAGCATTAGTACTTGATCCAGCTACCGATATTAGCGTATTTCAAATCGGAACTTAATCATGGCAGTAACTACTCCAGCACAAGAATACATAAGACTTAGGTCTTATCTAAATCCGTATATTCAAGGGCCCAATACGACTGCGGTACTAAAAGCCTTGGCCGCTGGTATGGCTGCACCATTAATTAACAATGCGGCAGCGGTAAACGATCAATTGTACATAGTCAGTGCCTCTGGTTCCTATTTAGATCAACGTTTAGCTGATTATGGAATTACACGCCCATCTAATGTGGGATTAACTGATTCCATTTTTAGAGAAATTGGCATACAGGTAAAAAATAGAAAACAAGTTAGGGATCTGATAAACCATGTTTTAGACTCTATATTTGGCGATGAATACACTCGTGCTACCAGTAAATCTAGCACAGTAGAACCGTATGCATTGAGCGATGGAGACACCCTAATAGTTAATTTTGATGATAATCATACGGCTACCATTACGTTTCATTCCAGTCAATTTACTAATATTAATGCGGCACTCGCAGAAGAAGTGGCCAACGCTATTACTATTACGCTAAGAAATTTTGGTTATTCGGGAACTGCCATATCGCAGAATGATGGAAATGGTAATTATGTATCGCTTATAAGCGACACTATTGGACCGGCTTCTTCGGTAACGGTAATGGGTGGAAGTGCTCAAAATCAGCTACTGTTTCCTTCGATATTAGTTGCTGGCGGCAATATGTCTACTCAATGGACAATATCGTTACAGTCCGGCGCCCCTGGCGGCATTTTACGATTCACCTGGACTGGTGGCTCTAATCCTAATCTAGGTAAAGTACAAGCCGGAGACTATGTTAATATTTTTGGCGGAGGATTCGCATCATCTCCCAATGAGGGTAGTTATGCCATATTAACATCTGTTGGTGGCGCAATAGACGATTCTTATTTTGAGATTCAAAATCCTTTCGGGACTTCTGGAATTATTATTCAAGGCGCTGATGACGCAGTGTTATTTTTTAATCCGGTAATGCAACAGTTGAATAGTTTGCAATCTTATGCGGCAGTATACCAAACTCAATCTAGGATTCTTCAAATTTTTCTACCCGCCACCACCCAGGTGATAGGCAGAACCAACATTGGCGCTTCATTTCTGCCGTATATACCTCAGACAGTGTACACGTTTAATGCCAACCCCAATTTTGGGGATACGTTTCAGATTACAAGCACCAATACATTTACTGCTGGCTCAAGTTTTACGATCGGAGCAACAATTGAAGAGACTTTAATAAATTTTGCAGCTGCTATCAATGCTATTCCAAATTTAGATGCCGTTATAGGAGCTGTTCCAGGAACTGAACCCGGAGTCCCTACGCTTACTATTTTTCTAAGTTCAGATGCCTTAACGATAGTTGGAACCTATACTGGCTCTGCTTCAATTACATCAAGCGGTGCTTTGGGAGATCCAGTTTCTTTGGAACCTAATCAAAAAGGGCCAAATATATTCGATCTATCACAGGGATTTACGGTAACCCATGTTAATACTACTTTAACACAGGAATTGAATGCTGATAGTCCGTATGTTTTTACGGTTGCAAATGCAGAAGCGTTTCCAAATGAGGAAGGCTTTTTAGTTTTTGGTTACGGAACTCAAGAGCAGGAAGGTCCGGTACCATATATTGCGCGTCCTTCAGACAATACCTTATTGCTCAGTCCAATTTATTCGATAAAAACGCCTCACGCACCAGGCACTTCGGTATTTTTAGCTAAAAATTCAGCAGTAGTTTTGCCACCAGACGGAAGTGATTACGAATTATGGCTTACCGATGTGGTAGCCGGACGTATCTATGCGCAAGATTTAATTCAAAGTATAGCGGCAACAGGAATTAGCATAGTATTCACTATTTTATATCCAGACGATATAGGGCTTGGAAAATGGGGCACCATATATTCAGAAATTTCTGAAATATACGGACCATAAGGATTTGTATGGGACAACCATTAACATTAACCGGATCGCAGATTATACTTTATATTAATAACACTTCGTATAAAGTTGTGCAATCAATAACATTAGACTTTGACTATACCGAAGATAGTATTTATGGAATCGACACTCCTTGGGCACAAGAAATTGCTGGCGGAAGAGCAATGGTTCGTGGAAAGGTCACTGGATTACGCACTAAATTAAGTGGAGGCTTACAAGGTTCTAATTTGCGTCCACTTTTTACCGATTTAGCGGCATCACCTTATGTTTCTATCAGAATAGAAGACCGTTCTACTGGGGAAAGTATTGTATTGATTCAAAATGCCAAAGTAACCAATGAATCACACACCATCGCGACCGGCGGAACTTACAAATTGAATTTTGATTTCGTTGGTCAGATTCCGTTGTTTGCTTTAGATAGAGCAGATTAGTCTATTGTTTTATTCCCCTTTCTAATATTGTCATCATACCACAAGGGCTGTAAATTTGTGTAATGACACGCCTCTTTAAATTGTTTTAGATCGGAAAGTTGAAATTTAGACAGCGGCTTTATATGGTCTATATGCCACCCCATTCTTCCATGATTTTCCCACGTCATACCGTCCTGAAATAAAGATTCCAAATGTTTTTTTAATTCGAATAGAGTACATCCGAGATGCCTAATCGAAGAACCTGGTTTTTTGTTTCTTATTAGCACATTACTTAACCTGGTTCTAATAGTTGCGGCTAATTTAAATTCTATACTTGTTAATCTTTTCCTTTTTGTATATTCCGAAGTAGCCTTTCTACCCTTTGCCGTTTTCTTTTGTTTAAGTCTACGATTATTATCGCAAAATTTACATATTGTGGTGCGCCCATTTACACACGCAACGTTTGCATAAAATTCATTGATATTTTTTCTTTTATTACATGTCCTACAAATTCTATATAGTTTATCTTTTTGCGACGCATTTCGTCTCCTGATGCCAAGACGAATCAGTTTGTGTCCAATAGCATATGCGCTTCTATAATCCAATAGCTTCTTTAGATTTGGATCGTGAGCATGCGCTATCACCATTTTTATCTCTTCATCAGACCATTTCATTTTTTTGAATTTCGTTTATTATATTAATTATTTGATCAATAGATACTGGTTTAAAATTCCACACATCTACTCCAACATTAATCATTCTCTTTCTTATTCTCCATTTTTCATGGACATGGCCGTTCAATAAAAATCGTCCGTCATCTTTTGGTCTAAACTTACCATGTCTAATATCTTGACTAGAACCACTCTCTAGATAGGGAAGATGATTGATATTCACCCTCGCAACGCCTGGAATATCTAGTTCTCCAGAGATATGAACTTCAGAAAAACCATTGTCGATATATTTTTGAATCCATTTCTTTTGATTCTCTTCATTACGACTCTTTTTGTGAGCTGGATGGCAGTAATCATGATTTCCCGCGTATAAAATTTTCACGCCATTTAGTCGTTTTGTATAAAGTTCTACCGATCGAAATGCCATGCTAAAATCGCCCAAATAGTACACGGTATCGTTGGGCATTACCGTTTCATTCCATTTTAAAATCATATCCTCATTCATGCGCTCCACGGTATCATAAGGACGCGCACAGTATTTTATCACGTTCTGATGGTAGAAATGGTGATCTGATGTGAAATAGATCATTTTAATCCCCCGAATTTTTTGACTAGATGAAACCAAAGCCTAAAAGTATTTTTCGCATCTGCTAAAGCGGTGTGTTGTTTTCCTTCAAAACTGATACCCAGTGATTCACAAGTATCTTTTAGTCCACCGCCCACCTTTTTATTATTGTAAAGTTGTATACTTTGAAAAATACTTTTAACGTCAATTACCCTATGACCCATAAAATTTTCACGCCCCGCCTTTAATATGTCTGTGGGATAGGCTTCATTATAAATATGGTAGCTATCATTGGACGCACCAACCCCATATACTAATGGATTTTTAAAGCATTTATATTTTTTATGAAATGAATATAAGTCTTCATACGCCTCTCTAATGGATGGGGCATTCGAAACATCTGCCGTTTTAATGCCGGTTACCCCTGTGATATATTCCGAAATTAATTCTTGTGGATCTACATATGTTTCGAAAGTGTCCAAAAGCTCTCCGGTAGGCAAGTGGTACGCGGCGGCGCCAATTTGTATTGTGTGCCCAGAGGGCTGCATATATTCGCAATCCAATGACATGATTCTCATAGGTAAACTACTTTCGTAAATTTAATTTCTGTTCTATCTCTTAGATGGGTAAGTGCCATTCCATTTTTATCTAGCAACCAATATTCTGGCTTACCGCCCCCACCGCATGCGCATGCGCCTTCTTTCCCAGACACCGTCAATACATATTGAACCCTTTTATCTGAGTCGTATGTACATTCGTACAGTCCGTAATAACCCATCTTTACTAAGTATTGGGCGTCTGCCGGTAAATGCGGTAAGTTCATTTATAAAACTCTTCTTTCCCACAATTTTCGCATTTGTGCCAGCTAGCAACTATTATCATTCCACTTTTGAATTCTTTGAATGATCGTTCTTCTCCCCAAACATGATGCTCACGCTTACAACCAAGATATGCGATGACCGCGACTGAGGCAAATATAAAAGATACAACAGCAAGTGCTACTAAGATGCCAAAAATTATTGCTTCTAAGAGATTCATTACTCAATCTTTCTTGGGCCACAAGTTAAATAATCCTTGTGTTCTGCATCCAGTAACAATGTCACACCTTTGACGTATTTAAGGTTTCTGGGTTCCCCCGGAACCACTTGGCTTGGATTATACGTACCCGAATTATAAGCGCTGACTGCTTTACACCAATCCCCTTCATATCTGTCCAATTGATACTTTAGATAGATGGCAGCCAATTCAGCATTGACTTCAGGATTCATTAGACCGTCGGCACCGTCTTTATAGCCCATAGCTTTAGCTGTACCCAATTTCAATTGGCATAAGCCGTAGCTAGGGCTTCCGTGGTCTTGTGGGGCGATTACGTTTTGTAGGTTGGACTCGTGGGTACAAATAGCCAATAGGAGGGCGCCAGGGACGCCTACAGCCTTTGCAGCAGCCAAAATAACGCTTGTGAGATAGGGAATGGTATACATCAGTGCCTCCACCCCATATAGTACCGGAAATGTGAGATTTGTCCAGTTAAGAGGTCTCTTCGCTACCTTTTCTAATGATTCCTTTAACTTGTAGAGTATAAAGTTTTGGCTTAGTCCGGTTTAGACAATTTGGAGCATTACTACAGATCCTATAATACCAAGTTTCTCCGCCGCGATTATATACGAAAATTTCGAGATAACCGGTTTCACATTCCCTACAAGTCCATGATTTCTTTAAGTTTTCTAAGATTTCTTTGCCCTGTTCGGCTCTATCTTCTTTATAATGTTCATTAATAAGGTCTTTAATTGTATCGTACCGATCGAGATCTAGCCTCGCAATTTGTTTTCGAAGAGAGCTAATTTGGCGTTTTAATTTGTCATTTTCATTCTTTAGACGCTGTTCTTTAGTGTTACCGTACCTATCTGTTCTATTTTTGCTCATATTATTAAGATTCATCCACTATCTCTTAAATCTATATGATAAATAAAGGATAGTAAACGATTTTATTGACAACCCATAACCACAATCTTAATGAGAGACCTATCTAAGTAATCAAGGGTAATTATGGCAGTACAACGAAGAGTAAATTGGATTTCCGAACAGATGGTGCAGTTGCCGGATATGCGCATGATCGAGTCGGCTGCGTCCAATGACTGGGACCAAGGTATTCAGGCAATAATTACTGGAACTACGCAAGGTTATATAATCCGTGGTTTCAACATCTTGATGGCTAATGCCATCGGAAATGCTGCCTCTAATCTGCAGCTTCAGGTCGATCCAGGTGCCCTTCTTCACATTTTAGCAAGTCAATCTGGCACAATATACATGGTACCTCCTGGTACTCCAGCGCAACAGCTTAATTCGGTTACCAATTCTAATATCACTGGTTCTTTTTCTCCCAATTCTATTAACTATGTAAGTGTTGATTATATTCGTTTTTTAGATGATAGTACCGATGCCCAAGTTTATATTTGGGACCCCACTTCAGATACAACCACCACCACTAACGCACCGCGCGCTAATATTTTAACTTACGTAATCAATATTTCTACGGTTGCTCCAAGCGGTAATTTACTACCAATTGCAGCAGTCTTAACCGATGCCGGCAATAACGTTTTAAGTATTTCCGATGAACGATGGCTCCTGTATAGGCTCGGTACTGGCGGAACCAATCCAAATCCGCAATTTGTGTATCCCTGGCCAGAAGGTAGAGCTGAAAATCCATTTACCTCTACCTCTGATAGCGTCGACCCCTTCAGTGGCGGTGATAAGGCGATAAGCGATCTAAAAGATTGGATGAATGCGGTAATGACTTCTTTCGAGGAAATCAAGGGAAGTACATATTGGTATTCAGCAACTAATTCTGATTCATTAGTTTATCTGCGCGAAGACTTAGGTAATACCGTTATCACTGGTGCCGGAGAGATTTCTCACGGTATCTTGCCAAACTCTATACCTGTTTTAATGACCACCGGCAATACTTCCATAGGTGGTGGCCTCCTAGGGTCTGCAGGAAGCTATGCCATTTTAGCGGCTACTGCGGTAACCAATACTGGATTCAGCATTCTGACCGGCGATTTAGGCATTAGCCCTGGAACATCCATCGTCGGATTTCCTCCCGGAACTTATTCTGGAACAGAAGACATTGCTAATCTGGCCTCCGGGGCCGGCCAATCCGCAGCGCTATCCGCTTTTACTTCTGGAAACGCATTAACAGCTACTGCAATACCTGCTATCTTAGACGGACAGACTTTAACTCCAGGAGTTTATAAAGAAGCTTCCGGAACTTTTAATTTGGCCGCATCTGGCCCTGGTACTTTGACCCTGAACGGTGCCGGCGTCTATATATTTCAATGCTCTAGCACCCTTACTACTGGTGCCGGTGGAACTCCCACAATCACTCTTACTGGCGGAGCGACCGCAGATAACGTATACTGGTTGGTAGGTTCTTCTGCCACAATTAATTCTGGAACAGCGGGCACTTTTCAAGGTAGTATTGTTGCTCAGACTAGTATCACCGATACCATTGGCGGAACTGTCAATGGTAGTTTGATTGCTTTAACTGGTGCTGTAACACTAAGTGCAGCTTCTATCATTAATGCAGTTGGAACTGGTGGCGCCAACCTGTTAACCAATTTGGGTTCTGTAGTTGGACTGTTACCTGGTCAATTTATTTTTGCTCCAGGAGTTCCTACTGGCACTACAATAGTTAGTATTTTGGGTAGTACGGTCACTATGTCTAGAAACGCTACTTCCAATGGAGTTGGAATTGGAGTTTCATTCTTTGATCCGTCCGTTATTACGGTACCCGGACAAATTAATTGGGACTTGCCTATTTTTATTGATGTAATAGGTTCTTCCCTTAGTTATGAGTTAGCGGCTAATCCAAGTTCAACAGATATCACTTTAGCTAACGATCAAGTAGCCTATATAACCTTAGTACGTGGCCAATCAATTACTCCTAACTTGATTTTTACTAATGGAAGTGCTTCGGTAACATCAGTAGGATTGATCCCCTGGACTAATTTGTTATTGCCAGGAGATTTTGTTAAACTTGGTACAGACACCGATTCTGGTTACTACGAAATTCTTACTGTTAATTCTCTAACCCAGGTAACCCTTACTATTCCGTTTGCAGCAGCAAGTACCGGGGCCGCTGGAGCCCAAGCCCAATATGCGTTTGGATCTTATTCCGCTTCTGCTACGCCAAGTACCACTAGAGATATTTTTATAGCAGATCGTCCTGCAGTACCTATCACCGCCAATACTTTTTGGCTCTTCGTGCGAGAAGACAACGGCGGTTCTCCCAAAGTATATGTAAGATTTTTAGGTGCAGAATTAGACAATGGAACTAACGTAGAAGTAGGTGGAACCACACCAGAACAATTATTGCAATATATCGGTTCTCCTAATTTTGCTGCAACTAAACCGCAATACGTTCTAGCGCTTGATCCTGGATCGGTAGCTCAGATAACCAGCATCACCACCGGCAATGCGGCCTCGATGGCTTCTGATCAATATTTTTACATTTATTCTTCTGCTAATGCTAGGACTTACGCTGTTTGGGTTAATAAGGATGGTACTGGAATACAGCCAAATGTTCCGTTCGCCACAAATTATGTCGAATGGAACATTACTACTGGGCAAACAGCCACTCAAACAGCAACCTCTTTAGCTGCCGCATTAAACGCCACCATTAATAGCGATTTTAACGCATCTTCTATTGGCCCTATAGTTACTGTAATCAATACTTCTGCTGGTACTTCTACTACTGCTCTAAACGTTTCCGTTGGCAGTGGTGGTGGCGTACTTTGATCGGCCGGTAGCTATGCCATCCTAGCGGCCTCCGCAGTAACCAACACCGGTTCTAGCGTACTAACCGGTAATTTGGGCATCAGTCCTGGCACGTCGATATCTGGATTCCCACCCGGAACTTATTCCGGAACAGAAAATATAGCTAATACGGCATCGGCAACGGCTCAATCAGATGCCCTTTCCGCCTATACTACTTTAGCTGGAATGACCGCAACCCCTATTTCTGCAAATCTGGATGGAGTTACGCTGACTCCTGGGGTGTACACGGAATCTACCGGAACTTTTCATTTGGCATCCTCTGGGCCCGCAACACTCACTTTTAATGGCGCTGGAACATACGTAATTCACGCAGCATCAACGCTCACCACAGGCGCTGGTGGTATTCCGACTATGAATTTGACTGGTGGCGCAACTGCTGCCAACATTTATTGGGTGGTTGGAAGTTCTGCTACAATTAACTCCGGATCCGCTGGTACCTTCCAAGGTAGCATCCTTGCTCAAGCAAGTATCACTGATACTTTAGGCGGGACAGTTAACGGGAGCTTAATAGCTTTGACTGGTGCTGTAACCTTAAGTGCTGCCGCAAATGTCACAGCTGCTGGTGGTGCCCCCTCATTAGTTATTTCATTAACCCAATCCGGTACCGGACTGGGGAATTTCATCGTCCACGATGGCGATAATTTAACATTAGCTGTTAAAGAATTGGATGCTGAAATCGGCACAATTCTAAACGATATCAATGCACCAACATACGATGAAACCGTATCCGTCGTTGCTTCTGGGGCAACTCCTCCAACATCTATTAATGGACCACTTCCAAGCACTACAATTGTTATTTTGCCCAATAATACTAGGGCTGGCAATGCAGAGCAATTTTATTTGGTAAATTCTGGAAAGCTCATAGTATTTTTAAATGGACAAGAATTAACGGTACATGACGATTATTCTGAGGTCGGAGCTGTCGGCGCATTAAGTAATCAAATTGAAATTTTAAGAGCATTAGATGTTGGAGATTTATTAGAATTTAGACTTATTGCCGGTGGCGGTGGTGGATTAGCCGGCCCGGTAGGCCCATTAGGTCCAGCAGGCCCGACGGGCCCGGCAGGACACGATGCCGCTGGTGGTCCAGTTGCCATTTCTACTAAAACTAGTAACTATACAGTTCTTACATCAGACAATGTTCTTTTGGCTAACTGTACTTCAGGCGCAGTAACATTCTCGTTGCCTCCAGTTGCAACTGCCACTGGACATGTTTTCTATTTTAAAAAGATAGATTCGACATTAAACGCGATGATAATCGCGGCCAATGGTTCAGACCTGATCGATGGCTTAGGTACCCTCACCACGACAGTACAATACGAAGCTTTTACCTTGATGAACGATGGCACGTCATGGTGGATATTCTAATGGGATGGAAATTTTAAATGGCTTACGATCCAAATTTTGTAGGTGCTACGGCACGCGTTACTTCTCTCGATCTACTGGGCAGTACGTCTGGCGAAGTAAATATTCTAGCATACGCTACGAGTGCTAATTATTCTCTAATATTGCCACAAACACAAGGCGTAGGCGCCCTCACTAACGATGGTTCTGGAAATTTAAGTTGGTCTCCCAGCTCATTATCTGTTGGCGCATTTGATGGAGAAATAACGCCATCTGCCAATGGACTAACATTCACTAGTGGAATACTGTACGCGCAAAGTGCTTCTGCAACAGAACCCGGAATGGTTAATACCGCCGCCCAAACTTTTGTTGGCGATAAAACTTTTAGCAATCCTTCTACCACTATTCCGGCACAGGTTATCGTTCAAAGCGACGTTCATGGGTTATATTTAAGAAATACTCCTACGGGATATGTTATTCCAAATACAGGAGAATCCCCAGACCAAGGCCAAGTATACAGCACTGGTACTGGTGGTCTTATCCTTGGAGCTGCCATTGGAACTGGAAGCTCTGCCACGGCAGGTATCGACCTCTTTATTGGATCTTTTGATACCAACACCGCTAACAGCCCCCCAACCTGGGTTGCTTCCTTTAACACACAAGCTCACTTTCTATCTGGAACTTCGGCCAATCCAGGAATAACTTTCCTAGAAGACGGCGGTAGCGGTTTTCAATATGATCCTGGCACTCACACTGTTTCTATTAGTGTGCAAGGGAATACCGTAGCTAACTTTCGAGCCTCTGCTATGGGCGGCGCCGCCCTAGGAAACCGGTTGACGTTGGGAGATACTACTGTAGACCCATTCGGGGCACAGGTGGGTATAACTTTCTTCAACGGCGTTGCTCTCTCGGCAGGAGCCGATCAGTCAGCAGGTTTTTACGAACCCGCGATAGGTCCTGGGGCAAATGACACCTTTTATGGGCTAGACATTTTGGTCAGTACTGCACATATGACCACTAATATTAGTAATAATGCAGCATCGATCGTCATCGAACCTGTAGGGGTATCCGGCTTCACTTGCGCCCTTTATAACCAAATCTATCTAATACGCGATACAGTATTTGGAACCAATCATGCTGCGATTGCTGATAATACTTCTTACACTGGAACGTATGGCCTTAACTTCGCTACCACCAAT